TAGTTCGTCTGATAGCATCTTTGCCTTTCTTAAATATAGCAGCGACTTTTGATTTACCCATAACTTTGGCACGCTGTTCTCCAACAGTTAGAATTTGTATTTTTCTTGCAAACGGCTTGCTAATTTTTTTAACTTTAGCCACAGTTTTTCTTGCGTCAGTTGGTGTTGCAAATTTTATACCAACAGTATCTTTAGGATTTTCATCTGTGTAGAGTCTTCTACCAGATCCTTTTGGTTTTTTACCTGTTCCCTTTTTTGGATCTGCCACCTATAACTCCTTGTAAAGTTTTAGCTTGACCAGCATGTGTTTTAGATGCTTTTTTCAAACCTTTAATTACTTTTTTTATTTTTGCTTTTGCTTTTTTCATAGTTCTCCTTATAGTTTATAGTGTTGTAGTTCTTTTAATTTTTCTTGTGCATCTGCAATTTTTTGTAATTGTTTATCTATTTCATCTATATGTTGAGGATGCTCTCCAATACCAACACTGTGATCTAAATAAATTTTAATAGTTGCATCAGCTTCAGATATCTGTGCATTATATCTATCTTCTAATGCTTGTAGTATAGCTGATCTCATTTTCTCTTCCTTTTCTTTTTTAAAATTTTTACTCTTGTGTGCCAACACCATTCTGTCATTTTGATAACATAAGTTTCTACAAAAGAAACTGCATCATCAAGTTTAGCAAAGCAATTATAAATAAATCGATCTAGCACTTCCATCTTCTTCTAGCCTGACGTAGTCTAGAATTAGGATCTCTTGCTGCTTTAGGAAATTTTTTCATTTGTCCTGCGCTTCTCGCGCAATACGACTTACGTCGTTTTGCAGCTTTTGATCCTGGTTTTACTTTACCCGTCACGGCTGTTTTTAGTTTAGAGCCGGGATTCATTCTTCTGTAGGCTTTGACACCGGCCTTTGTCATACCTGCTCCAGATTTTGTAGATCTGAAGTTCTTTTTATTTCTAGCAGGCATTCGATCTTGTTTTCTCACACTAAGCCTCCCATACTCATATTTTTTCTTTTTGCAAATGTTTTAACGTTAGTTGGTTTAGGTCCTGTATTACCTGCAGCTCTTTTTCGTCTGACAGCACTCGCCCTTTGCGACGCGCTCATCCGTGTGGCTTTGGCAAGTGGTACGCATTTTGGATACTTCCGTTTGGCGTCCTTCTTTTGTTTTGAACGACCACACTTTGCGAAAGAACCATCCTTTCGCTTGCTTCCAATATCTACCCACTTCTGTTTGAACCATTTATCTAAACCGTTTTTTGACATTACATCATCTTTGTTTTTTTACGTCTGTTAGACATAATCGCACCACATCCTCTAGCAACCTTACCGCCATTTTTATAGCCTTTGTCTGGTCTGTTAAGCTCTCCTATCAAACCACCTTTAGCTTTTTTACCTCTAAAATCTTTTCTCTTTACACCAGATGGATCTTTGATCTTACCGGCACAAATTTTAGAAGCGTAAGCGTTAGCGTATGCAGACGGGTAAACTTTAAATTTACGCTTCGCTGCCGCTTTACCTCTAGGACATAGTTTAGTCATTATTTAACTCTCCCACCTTTCTTCATAAATCCCATTTTGTTTCTAACTTTTTTTGGAAGTTTACGAAGTCCTTTAGATTTTTTACCTTTTGGTAATGGTTTTAGTTTTTTCATTTTTTCCTTTTCTTACTAATGCCAGCTTCAGATAAAGCAATAGCAATAGCTTGTTTTCGGTTTTTTACTTTTTTCTTCGAACCACCAATGTTGAGTTTACCTTTTTTAAACTCACGCATTACCTTTCGAACTTTTTTTTGGCCTTTCACTATTTATTAATCTTACCAGATTTTTTAGCTTTAGAACCAAACTTACCATAAGACTCATCACGAGATGCTTTTAATTGCTTCTTCGTTCTTTTTTTTCTGATTCTCATAGCGATAGATTCATCTTTTCTATCTTTGTAACCTTGTTTCTTTTTACCAACTTTACCACCATCTTTATACATCTTGCCACCTTTCATACCCATGTCATCTTGGTAGTAACCTGACATCATGTCTTTTCTTTTAGTAGACATTCCGCCACCCATTCTTTTTACTCTGCCGCCTGCTTTGAATTGAGGGGCAACTTGTTTATTATATCTTCTATTAGGCATTATTTTTTTCCTCCGTTCCTAAATATTTGTGTCCCCTTTATTCCATATATGCTCGCCACGACAAGGATCCACAAATTTGTAAACCATGACGGCAATGACGCGAAGTGGTCAAAGAAAATATTTACTTTGTCCATTGCAGCCGGATCGTCACTTACGACTGCCCAAGCCAGCACCGCTATGGGCGCCGACAAAATTATTAAAACGGCCTCGTCCTTATAATCTGCTTGACGGGCTTCTAAAAGTTTTCCCTGGTAAGCTTCCTCACCACGAGCTTGCTTTTCAGCATGCAACAATTGTGCATCTGACATAGCCATTTTGGCCTTCTGCTTGTTGGCATATATTTTACTTCCAGCAGAGACGGCTAATTTAATTGCCTGAAACCACATGACTTAGTACCAAGTTGCTTTTACAGGTTTTTTATCAGGTCGCATTCTTCTTGTACCTCTAACGTCAACCGTTTGTGATGTATACGGATCAGTCATCTCTACAGGAATCCCACCTTGTTGCTCGCCTTTTGCGTTAGCACCAAGTTCAGGTACAACTTTTACGTTGTCTCGACCATTTTTTGTTTTTCTAACCATAGTTTTCTCCTTGATTGAGTTTATACCTAGTTTTTTTTAAAATTTCTACCGAAATCATGAATCTTACTTGCATCAGCCATTTGTTGTTTAGCTAATGACACGCCAGCACGTAAACCAGCTAGTTCTTCGTTCTGTTGAAGCTTCGCTTCTTGATTTTCTTGATTCATCATAGCTCTCATTTTATCAAGATCTAATCTTTCTTGACCTTCTTGCTCTTTTCTTGCGTTATCTCTTGCTTTCAAGTCAATTTCTCTAGCTTTTAACTTAACAAGTGGGTCACCACCAAACTCACCGCTAATTTTTTCTTCTTCTGCAACATAATCTTTAGTCATTTCTGCAATTAAGATCGCTTTTCTTGACTCAATAGCGTTTGTAATCTCAACAAGACGTTTTTGTTGTTGCATCATCATTGGATTTTGTGTCATTGCACCCATCATAGCAGGATTTTGAGCTCCAGCTGCTTGCATTTGTTGTTGAATTAGTTGTATCTCTTGTAATTCTTCTACAAATTCTAACTGAACTTGTTCTTGTGCCATTAAACTTATGTGTTCAAGTATATTTTTTTGTAACATTGCCATAACTGGTGGATTATTTTGCACCATATTAAGTCCCATAAAGTGTAAATGCGCATCAATGTGTGCTTTATGGTCTTGGCCAGGAAAAGCTTGAATAGATTTTCCTGACATAGCCATAATGTGTTCCAATGCAGGGTCCATCGGCATTGGTTGTGCCGGTGGAGGTAAGATTGCATTGACATTTTTTACACCCAACGCGTCGTACATTGATCTATATGCTTGATATAGATTATGTATTTGAGGATTTGACTGCGCTAGTTGTAATTGACTTTGTGCCAAACTAATTCTTTGCGTTTGTGAAAAGATATTTGGATCAGCAACAGGTAGAATATCTACTCTGTCATCAAAGTCTTGAACTTTAATTTCTCTAGATGCACCTGGTACATCGTATGGATATACTGGTGGTAAGTATGTTTTAAATACTTCTGCTAATAATTTAAATTCTTGTTTAAGTCCAACGTACAATCTTTTGTGGATTGCGGACATTACACGTGAACCACGCTCTAATAATGCAACAGTTGTACCAACAGCCGCTGCTTGATTCATATCTCCAACTTGTGAGTCTGCAATACTTGCAAATCTTTGACCTGCATTAACTACAATACCCATCAATTGTAATAAAGTTGCATCAGGACCTTTGAAAGGTAAAGTCATAAACTGATCTCTGATGTTTCCACCAGGAGCATCTACGTCTCTGAACTCACCAGGTTGTAAAGGTTGTGCGTCATCTCTAACTCTTATACCTCGTGACTTAAATCCAGCTGGCAGATTAGCTAAAGTACCTGCATCAAGTAATTGTCTTAATGCTGCGGTAGCTGTTCTTGTTAATCCACCAATCATGTGAATCAGACCAAAACCATAAAAACCTGTTCCGGGTAAAAATTTAAATTGCACAAAGTAATTTATTTTTTTCTTCAACGGATCTTCTGCTTTGTAGTTTCTTCTGATAGATAATATTTTATTATTAGACTCTGCAACTGTAATTACATACGGTAATTTAATTCCAGTTGGCTCTTGATCTTCTCCCATATCTTCGTAACCATCT